AACAGAAGCCCTGATCTCCACAATCACTTCTGACATCTGCTCACTCTACGTGCTCGACCAACAAGCCAAAGCATTGGCTGAACAAATCAAAGCTCTCAAGGATTCCATCGCCAACAAATACGGCGAAGGCGAGCACAAAGGCGAACTCCACAGCGTGACTGTCAAGCTGGTTCCAATCTCTGGCACTGTTGACTACAAAAAGCTGTGCGTCGCATACGGTATCACTGACGCAGTGTTGAACACCTTCCGCAAGGAAAGCCGCGGCGACATTCGCGTTACACCAGTCAAGTAAGGGGATCAACATGACACGCTTCAGCAAAGAAAACTTACTCCTTCAGTTGCAAGAAAAAATTGCACACATGGAATCTATTTTGGGTTTTGTGTCTAACAACGGCACAAACCAAATCAAAGACAAGACTGACTTTGATCGTGTGGTTGCGTATGGTGAGTACAACTCAGTGCTTGACATCTATCAATCAATTAAAAACGGCAATTACTTCATTTAAAACTATGGCTGACCTGTTTGGTTTTGAGGAGTTTGATTGGCGCAGGGAATGGCAGGGTATGCCAGAGTTCTTTCAAGAAGATCTCATGCCCTACCGCGTCATCAATGTTCGCTTTAGATGCGAGGAGGATGTGCAGGCTTTTGCCAAGCTCATGGAGCAGGCCATCACACCCAAGCAGAAAGCGCTTTGGTTCCCCTATGCAGAGCCCCGTAGGGCATCGCATCTGAGGTGGGTCGATGAATCCTAAGTATCCTATCTACATCGTGTCCAAGGGGCGGTGGGAGACGCGCCTGACAAGCAAGGCGTTGGAGCGTATCAACGTGCCCTACTACATCGTCGTGGAGGCGCACGAGCGTGACCAGTATGCCGCTGTGATTGACCCGCAGAAGGTGCTGGTGTTGCCTGAGAAGTATCTGAGGGAGTACGACACGTGTGATGCGGTGGGTGAGGCACGCGGGAAGGGCCCCGGGGGCGCTCGCAACTTCTGCTGGGAGCACAGCCTCACTATGGGCTTCACCCGCCACTGGGTCATGGACGACAACATCGCCAGCTTTAACAGGCTCAACCGCAACCTCATGGTCAAGGTCACCTCTGGCGCCATATTCCGTGCCGCTGAGGACTTCGTTGACCGCTACGACAACATCGCCATCGCTGGCTTCAACTACGACTTCTTTGCCAAGGCCAAGGAACCCCTGCCAGCCTTCGTGATGAACACCCGAATCTATTCCTGCCTGTTGATCGACAACAGCTTGCCAATCCGCTGGAGAGGCCGCTACAACGAGGATACAGACCTCTCCCTGCGTGTTCTTAAGGCTGGCCAGTGCACAGTGCAGTTTAACGCCTTCCTGCAAGAGAAGGCCACAACCCAGACCATGAAGGGTGGCAACACCGACGAGTTCTACGCCAAGGAAGGAACACTGCCCAAGTCACAGATGATTGCTGACCTTCATCCTGACGTGGCTGAAGTGGTGTGGAGGTTTAACCGCTGGCATCACCACGTGGACTACACACCCTTCAAGCGCAACCAACTAATTCGCAAGGAAGGGACAGTCATTCCAGAGGGAATCAACGAGTACGGCATGGTGCTCAAAGATATTAGGGAAAGTCCTAGTATCTGATCCGTTTTAATTTGGTGTTACAATTCGCCTACGCCAATAAGGCGGTTACTTGAAGGATCTCAAAATGAAAAGCAACTCTTGGAAAAAAGAATACGTGGTTGTCATGCACAGCGACTACGACAACACATGGTCTGTCAGGACTATCCCCCTTACACTCAAACAAGCTGTCAAGTTTGTTTACGCTAAGCGCTGGAACCTTGCCTTGGACAAGGGCACTGTTCGCATCGTAACCATGGATCAATTGGCAACCCTGCCACAAGGAGCAACAGCATGAGCGAAATTAAAACAACCATTTACACCCAAGAGGGTGTACGCATCGCCCTTGACCAGTGGGACGACAACGGCCTGTGGCTGTCCTTGCAGGGCCAAGGCGCCAGCATGTACACGACCCTTAACAGGGCTGAAGCCGAGCAACTCTTGGCCAATTTGCAACTTGTCCTCGGTCAAGAGGTGGCGGCATGAGCGAGACACGCATGACTCCCTACATCCAAGGATTCAACGCAGGTGTGGACTGCGTCCTGACCGAAATTGAGCGACTTGAGAAAATCGGGCCTATAAGCCTCGATCAGCTTCTCAAGCACCTTGACCCTCAACGCGACCAAAAAACGGCCCAAAAGCCCGATATTCAAGCCCAATGAGCTTTTCTGAACAACAACTACAGCTTGGAGCCAAGCAACCATGCCATCAATTCAAACTGTGCGGCAAGTGCCAACAGGAAAAACCACCAGAGGGAGGAATCGAGATGGGCTCTCGTTGGATGTGCGCTGGATGCTGGACGCGCAAGTCTGCGAAGAAAAACCTATTGCAAAACCGACACAACAAAAATGCATAAAAACCTTGCAAATAGCCTGCGAAAACTTCTCAGAGAAAACAAAGACGGAATGAACACCAAAGATCTGAGCGATGCACTTGGAAGATCTGTGAGCGTGGTCAGAACGTCTTTGTCCAACATGCCAGATGCTTACATTGATCGTTGGGAGATCCCAGACAAAGCACCAATGAGGGCAATTTGGTGTGTTGTAGATGTGCCAGAGAACTGCCCAAAACCAAAAAGGAAATCAAAATGAACGCAACTGAATGGAAAAGCCTTACCGATGAAGAGATTCAGAATGCTTTAGGCATCAATGCTGAGAGCTCCAATTGGAATCTTGTCAAAGTTCTTGAGTGGGCCAAGAAGATCGAAGCGGCCTTGCTGGAGAAGAATGCATGAGCAAAGGTAGCGCACGCAGGCCGTCAAATTTGACGCAAGAAGAGTGGGACAACCGCTGGGATGCCATTTTTGGCAGGGACGAGCCTAAGCCAGAGCTGAAGGTGGTCTTTGCTGAGGGTTGTTTTGACGATTTTGACGGCTCACAGGACGAGCTGGCAGAGATGATTGCCGAGATCCACAAGATGGCCAAAGACGGAACCATCATGGATGGAGCGCGGCCACTGACGGACGAAGAGATCCAAGAGCTGAACGACATCAAACGGGAGCCAAGACAATGAGACCATTAGATGAAGTCAAAAATCTGCAAGAACAGATTGGTGAAGAGAGTCGTCAAGCTGTACTTGACACTTTGATTGAGTTGCAGATCAAAAGCCTTGAGCGTTTGATTGAAAGCAATGGCCGTTATGTGAAGTCGCCAATGGCATACAACACCTGCGCTAGCCTAATTTCGCAACTAAAGTATTACGCCCCAGCCGCATTCCGAACGGGCGAAATGAACTTTGATGCGGAAAAGCAGGCTGGGTTCAACGGCATACCCTTGCACGGTAAACCATAACCAAATTCAAGGACAAGCATGACTGAAAGAGAAGCATTGAAGCTGGCGCTGGAGGCGTTGAAATATCCTCTAAATCAATCACATGAAAACTTTAACGTGGACATGGCTGAATTGCTTGCTCACAGAGCCATCACCGCCATCAAAAAAGCCTTGGCACAGCCAGAGCAGGAGCCTGTGGCGTGGATGGGCATAGACATTGAGGGCAACCCAAACAAGTTTCGCTTGAACTTCTTCAGCGGTGCAATTCCCTTGTTCACCACACCAGAAGATAAAAGTCTGATTGCGACTAACGAAAAGAAGGGTTCGCCATGTCCTGAGTTTTGGGGCTGGTTGCCAAAAGCCTACAACTTTGAAGGCGATGGCGCTTTTACTAAATACAACATGGAGGTGGCATTTTTGGCTGGAAAACAATCTGTCGCTACCAACGACACATCACAAGAACGTGTCGATGAAACAGCAAAACAACGACATTGGGTTGGGCTGACGGATGAGGAAATTGACCAAGGTTTATTGCGTTCCAATTACGCATTTAAGACGGCAGAAGCATGGCGTGCTGGCGTTGTTTTTGCAATGACCAAACTCAAGGAGAAGAACACATGACACCATTGATTTGCGAAGCGGTCAAACTTGCGCCTGAGCCAGAAACTGCCTTGTGGTTTGATGTTGGCATGATGGAGCCTATTTTTGACAAGCGCATACCCGCAGATGTTGTGATGAATCTGCCGTTCAAGCGCACAGGCATTGCAGGGGTAGACAGTAAAAACAGGAAGTTCAGTCTGTGGTTAACCGCGGGGGAAAACAGCGTCACGGTGGCTGGATGCACCATTCAACCAACAAAGTATTTTGAGCCGTTTGCCTACATTCTGACAGAAGATGGGATGCAGTATTACAACCACGGGAAGAAGGTCACACAAGATGAAATATTGCCCGTCCTACGCATGGTCTATGCGGTATTGCTCAAACTGGCTGGCGAGGCACAGGCATACAAGCCAACACCACAACGGACATTCATCAATGCCAAGCGCAAAGCCAAAGGCAAGTCAGCCCTGACGTTTGACTGGCACACAGTTGAAATTGAGCCACCAAAGGCTAAGAACGACTCGCAAGGCGGTACACACGCAAGCCCACGCAGACACCAGTCCAGAGGGCATTGGAGAACCTACAAATCTGGCAAACGTGGGTGGGTTAAAGAGTGTTGGAAGGGTGACGCAAGCAAAGGGACGGTTTTTAAGGACTATCAACTCAAGGAGAAGAACACATGAGCGAAGCACAACTGAACGTGTGGGAGCGTGCCCTTGGCTGGCGCAAGCGGCAGATGATCATGAAACAGCTTGACCCAGTCACGAACAAGATCAGGAACGACACCCTTGAGGAAGTCGCAAAAGAGTTTGAGAAGATGCCTTTTGGAGACACAGCTCACAGTTTTGCCGCATACGTACGAGGGCTCAAACGATGACAGAACAAATCTGGGAAGCGGACTGGATCTGCGAGAACCCTGAACTGGCAAACAAAGCCATCACTGAGCTACAGACTCTTGTGCAGGAGCTGGAGGCCAAGCTCAAGCACGCCAACGCAAAAATCGCCAAACTGGAAAGCCAAAACAAAGAGTACAAGATGACCATCAAGGACATGGACAGAAGGATCATGAGGGGCCTGAGAGACTGACCGTTGCACACAAAACAAAACATCCGTTAAACTTCACGTTAAAGGAGTTCAGCAATGGCCAAGAAACCAAAGAGTCTTCCCAGCGACACTGTCGCCGATGTGACAGGTGAGCCGCAAACGAAAGAAGTGACAAAGATGGGGCGACCATCTGTATACACGGATGAGTTAGCCAATGAGATATGTGTAAGGCTTGGATTAGGAGAGAGCCTAAGAAGGATCTGCTTGGATAAGCACATCCCAAGCTTGGCGACTGTGATGACTTGGTTGTCTCGCAAGCCTGACTTTCTTGAACAATACACACGCGCACGTGAGATTCAGGCCGAAACGCAGTTCGATGAATTGATTGACATTGTTGACCAGCCGCCTGAGCTGGCCAAGATCACTGACAAGGATGGTGAGGAGATCGAGGTCAAGTTCGACTCCACCTACGTGGCTTGGATGAAGCTTCGGGTCGACACCCGCAAGTGGACAGCCGCACGCATGGCTCCTAAGAAGTACGGTGAGTACAAACAGCCAGAGGAGAAGGTCGATCCCATGATCATCGACGTGGAAGTCGAGAACCTCATGGATGCGGCCATCCACCGCCTTGAGATGATTCGGACGCCTCAATGACGGAAGTTGTTGAGCAAGAAGTCCTTGACATCCTCAAAGACAAGGGCAACCACAAGAAGGCTGGGCCGTACCATGCAATGGCCTACGCCAGAAGGTCTAAATGGCTTGCTGGCGCTCACAACCATCAGAAGCTACCTCAAGGTAACTGGTGGGCAATATGGCTAATGCTGGCAGGCCGTGGAGCTGGAAAGACCCGTACCGCGGCAGAACAGCTCTGGTGGTGGGCATGGAAGAACCCCAACACCCGCTGGCTGGTGTCCGCCCCCACATCCATGGACGTGCGCGGTACATGCTTTGAGGGTGAGTCAGGACTGATCGCCGTCATTCCGCCGATTCTGATCAGGGACTACAACAAAGCCCTGCACGAGATCACCCTGATCAACGGTAGCCTGATCAAAGGCATCAGCGCCAGCGAACCAGATCGCTTCCGTGGTGGCCAGTACCATGGCGCATGGCTAGACGAGCTAGCCGCTTGGGACTACCTTGACGAAGCTTGGTACAACATTCAGTTCGCTGTCCGTCTGAAAAAGGCTGACGGGCGCACTCAGATCATCGCTACCACCACACCACGGCCCAAGGACTTGATCGTGGAGCTGGTGGGCAGGGAAGGTGACGACGTGGCCATCACGACCGCCTCGACCTATGTAAACATCGACAACCTTGCGCCAAGCTTTCAAAAGCAGATCCTGTCCTATGAGGGCACAAAGATTGGCAGGCAGGAGATCCATGCTGAGCTGATCGACCCAGAAGAGTCAGGCATCGTCAAGCGCGAGATGTTCAAGCTTTGGGCGCCAAACAAAGAGTTCCCTAAGTTCGAGTACATCGTGCAGAGCTACGACTGTGCCAGCTCAGAGAAGACTGTCAACGATCCGACAGCGGCCATTACGTTCGGCGTGTTCAAGCCAACGGATGGGCCCATGTCGGCCATGATCATCGACTGCTGGCAAGACAGGCTCCAATACCCAGACCTGCGCCCTAAAGTCATCGAGGAATACGACGTGGTCTACGGTGAGGGCAAGAACAAGAAGCGGGTCGACCTGATCCTTGTGGAAGACAAGAGCGCAGGCATAGCGCTGATCCAAGACTTACAGCGTGGGCATTTGCCTGTACGGGCCTACAACCCCGGCCGTGCTGACAAGATCCAGCGCCTGAACATTGTGTCCAACATCATCGCCGCTGGCCGTGTCTGGATCCCTGAGAGCAGTGTCAGGAAGGGCTACGTCAAGGACTGGGCTGAGGGCTTTGTATCCCAGATCTGTAGCTTCCCTGACTCAACCCATGATGACTTCGTGGACGCCTGTACACAGGGCTTGCGGTTCCTGCGTGACGCTGGCTGGCTGGACATCGATGGCGCACCTCGGGACGACTACGACATGGACGACTACATCGACAGTGGCCAGCGCAAGCTTGAGAACCCGTACGCGGCATGATGGACTTGCGAGAACACCCAAGGTATCATTGGGGCAACAGCAACCACTCAGCGGGATAAGCCATGGCTGACGAAAACAAACCAGCGTTCTACCCACGAGTTGGGAACATCAAGGCCAAGAACTTCAGATCAGCTCAGCCTGCTCCGTTCATTGATGACCCTAGAGCGATGGATTTGCCACAGTTTGGCGACGTTGACCTTAGTCAGCCCACCAAGGCTAACCTTGAGATGGGTAGACGCATGGCTGAGCGTGATGCCCAACTTAGGCGCCAGCAAGAGGCTGACAGATCCCCACTTGAGAAGGTTGCTGGCGCATTAGAGGCTGTCCGCTTCATGGGCTCAGCCCTGACTCAGTCCATCAACTCATTCCCCACACGCATCGTGCATGGTGATGAGGCGGCTGAGAAGTTCATGCAAGAGCGCATCTACAAGCCAACTCAGCCCAAGGCGTATGAGTACGCACAGGACGTTGGCGACTTCCTTGAGAAGCTGGAGACCGAATACAAGCTCCCACCCATCGCTACAGGCGAGGTGCTAGGCTTTGCCCCCCTGATCCAAGCTGGACTGGCTGACGCGGCTCGTAAGGGCACAGGAGCGGCTGTCCGTGGTGGCATGGCGCTTGAGCGTGGCTTAGAGCCAGTAGTGCGTGGCGCATTAGAGAGTGGTGGCCTGCCTCGTGAGGTGGCTTTGGGCATGGGAGCCAATACCCAGTCCAACGTGATAAAGCCGCCTAACGGCAATTGGCTGACGGGCGATGTTGAGTCAAGAGTTG